GAAAAAGAGGAATAAAAATGACATGGAATATATTAAATTGGGTTTTTTCAGGTGTCGGCTTAGCAGGCACTATTTTTAATGCAGAAAAAAATATATATGGCTTTTTGTTTTGGCTAGTCTCTAATTTTTACATGGTTATACGGTTTTTTGTCATAGGAGAATACGCCCAAATGACACTATTTTTTATATATTTCTTGTTAGCCATAAGAGGTATAGCGGTATGGTCGAAAAAAGCCGACTAACAAAGAGTGTAGCTTAGAAAGGTGGTGAGAAAATGGGAATATTTGATTTTTTGCATAAGCGGAACGATGAAACGCCAATAAGCCCACCAATTAATGACGTATTACTCAAAGCACTGTTAAGCGATGAACCTATTACAAGGGAAAACGCCTTAACGTTACCAGCAGTCAGCGGAGCGGTTGATTTTATTTGTAATTCAGTCGCTTGTATGCCAGTTAAATTATATAAATACAAACACGGTAAAGTAGAAGAACAAGAAAACGATACTAGAGTTAGGATATTAAACGGTGATACGGGCGACACATTAGACGCTTTCCAGATGAAGAAAGCCCTGGTAGAAGATTATTTATTAGGCAAGGGCGGTTATGCGTATATCCAGCGCAGCGGAAACGAGGTAACAGCGTTAAAATACGTCCAGGACGATTACATATCCATCATGCGAAATCCAGATCCACTCGATAAAAAATTTACGATATTTGTTTATGACAACGAATATAAGCCCTTTGAATTTATAAAACTCCTTAGAAACACCAAAGACGGAGCAAGCGGCACAGGATTAACCGACGAAGTATCAAAGGCGTTAGAAACAGCATATAGGACGCTGCTATATCAATTGGGATTAGTTAAAAGCGGAGGTAACAAAAAAGGGTTTTTAAAATCTCAAAGGAAATTAGGGCAAGATGAAATAAACGTCCTAAAACAAGCCTGGAATAAGCTATATGCAAACAATGAGGAAAATGTAGTTGTTTTAAATAACGGTCTTGAATTCCAGGAGAGTAGCAATAGCAGCGTAGAAATGCAATTAAACGAAAGTAAAAAAACGCTGGTTGATGAAATTAATAATATATTCCATATTACAGATGATTTTGATAAAACCTTTAAAGGCGCTATCTATCCTATTATCAAAGCGTTTGAAACCGCACTAAATAGGGATATGCTCCTCGAAAAAGAAAAGAAAAATATGTTTTTTGAGTTTGATGTAAAAGAGATCATCAGAGCAAGCCTAAAAGAACGCTATGAAGCTTATAAACTAGCAAAAGAAACAGGATTTATGACGCTTAACGAAATACGCAAAGCCGAAAATATGGAATATATAGAGGGCTTAGACGTTGTAAACGTCGGTTTAGGGGCGGTGCTATATGACACTAATACTCATAAATTCTATACGCCTAATACCGATACACAAGCAGATTTAAACCCGACAACAGACGATATTCAAAAGCTAATAGAAGATAAAGAGCTAGACACAGCGTTTGAGCAAAGCGGAAACAGCGCAGAATAATTTAAGGGGGTGAGATTATGAAAATAAAGATAAGGCAAGACCATATCGAAGTAGAAGGTTACGTCAACGCCATAGAACGTAACAGTAAGCCACTAACAAGCAGAATGGGAAAGTTTATTGAGCGAATATGTAAAGGAGCTTTTAGAAATGCGATAAAAAGAAATGATGATATACACATATTACTCAATCATGACTGGACGAGAAATTTAGGAAGTACAAAACAAGGCAACCTGGAGCTAGAAGAAGATAACATAGGCTTAAAAGCCAGAGCCACAATTACAGATCCAGAAGTTATTAGGTCAGCCAGAAACGGGAATTTAGTCGGTTGGTCGTTTGGATTCCGAGACAGGGATGTAGACCAGCGAACAATTGACGGAATACCCGTTAGATCGGTTAAAGATCTAGATTTGTTTGAAGTATCTATCCTAGACAGAACAAGAGCGCCAGCCTATGAAGGAACACTTATAACCGCACGCAGTGAAGGCGAAGAAGTACAATTCAAAGGCGAAGAATTTCTTGATAAGGTCGAAATGTCCGAGGACGAAAAAACCCAAGAAACCAGGGAAGAACCTAAAGAAAAACCGCAGGAAGCGGAAACAAAAAAAGAGATCCCAAAAGACTATTATTCTAAACTTTGGGATCAAATAAAAAATTTGGAGGAATAAAAAATGAATTACGAAAAAGCACAAATTGAAAAGAAAAACGATTTAATTACCAGAGCAAAAAGCATAGTATCAAAGATTGAAACAGAGGAAAGAGAGCTAACCGACGCAGAAGCCCAGGAATTAGCGGAAATTAGAGACGATGTCCGCAAGATCAAAGAAAAACTAAATCTATTGGAGGAAATAGATATGATGGACGAAAAAGAATTGAAAGTAGACAAAAAGCCACCTAGATTAGATGATTGTAAAACAGACGTAGATAAGAAAAGAGAATTAGAAGATAACGAAACAAGAGCTTTTGAAAACTTTATACGTGGCTATGTTGTACATGAACGAGCAGGGGAATTAACACCAGCAGCAGGAAGCGGACAAGCGCTTATTCCTACTACTATTGCTAACCGTATTATCAAAAAGGTATATGATATTAGCCCGATACTCGAAAGATCAAGTAAATACAACGTAAAAGGCAATTTACAATTACCATACTATGATACAACTGATAGTAATATAGCAGTTGATTATCAAGAAGAATTTGAGGAACTGGCAAGCTCAAACGGTAAATTTACCACTATTACTTTAACGGGTTATTTGGCTGGTGCGCTTAGCAAAATTTCAAGATCATTAATTAATAACTCTAATTTTGACATTGTTGGATTTGTTGTCGATGAAATGGCGTATAGCATTAAAAGATTTATCGAAAAAGAACTTTTAAATCCTACCGATCCAACGCATAAAGTAACTGGTTTGTCAGATCTAACAAATACTTTGACTTCTACCAGCTCCACGGCTATAACGGCAGACGAAATAATTCAGCTTAAAGACCAAATTAAAGATGAGTTTCAAGGAAACGCTATTTGGATCATGTCTCCAGCTACCAGAACGGCTCTTAGACTATTAAAAGACAGTGTAGGTAGGTATTTGTTGCAAGATGATATTACCGCACCTTTTGGGTCAACGTTGTTAGGTAAACCCGTACACGTATCTGATAATATGCCAAACATGGCAGCAGGTAATACGGCTATTTACTATGGCGACATGAGAGGACTTGCTACTAAATTCAGCGAAGATATTAATATCGAAGTATTAAGAGAAAGATTTGCAACTCAACACGCCGTCGGGGTTGTTGGCTGGTTTGAATTTGATTCTAAAGTCGAGGACGCTCAAAAGATAGCAGCGCTTGTAATGAAATCAGCGTAAGGGTGATGGAGAATGTACAGAGCATTAAAGAGTTTTAGCGGTCGTATTTCAGTGTCCGAGGGTGATAAAATAGAGATCTTTGACGAAGAAATTATTAAAGACCTCTTGCAAGCTGGATATATAGCGAAAATCGAAGAAACTAAAAAAGTAGTCCAGGAAAAAAAGGCAAAGAAAAAAACTAAATCAAAATAAGGGGTGATATGATGAAAATACAAGCTTTAAAATCATTTACTACCGCAGATTTTGGCGTATCTTTAGCGCCTGGTTGGGTTGCGGAAGTTGACGATACTTTAGCAGCTGAATTAATAGCTGATGGGTACGCAACAGAATACACGCTATTAACACCGACGGGAACGGTTAATATAACCGCAAACGGAACGGTTGATGTGTCCGAGTATGCGTCGGCTAACGTTAATGTAGGTAGCTATACCGTATCTTATAACGCTAACGGCGGTACGGGATCTGTTGACAGCGATACCGTTATAGCTGGTAATTCTGTAACGTTAAGTGATGGCACAGGACTAACCGCACCAGAAGGCAAAGAGTTTAGCGGTTGGGCTACCACAGCGGCAGCAGAAGAAGCAAACGTAACAAGTCCATATACACCAACGGCAAACACTACATTATATGCGGTTTGGGTTGACGCAACATGAATAGTTTAACTAACGTTAGCGATATTACGTATCAAGATGTGGCGGATTATATCAGACTTGCGGAAGTAACAGCGGACGACACAAACACCCTCAACAATTTAATTAACATATCAATATCATACATTAAGAAATACACAGGTTTAACGGATCTTGACGGCTACCCAGATTTTATTATTGTCGTTTTGATTTTATGCCAGGATATGTGGGATAACCGCACTATGTACGTTGATAATAGTAATTTAAATAAGGTTGTAGAAACTATATTAGGTATGCACCAGGTTAATTTACTATGATTAATGCAGGTAAATATAATCATAAAATTACTATCTATCAGTTAGCCATAACTAAGGATAGCCAGGGTTTTCCACGGGAAACTAAAACGGTTGTCCTTACGCTTTATGCGAACGTCAAAACCACTAGAGGAATGACGATTATTAAAAATAATAGTGATTTTGAAAAAGCATATACGAATTTTACTATACGCTACCCATTGAGAGAAATTACAAGGGAAATGTTAATAGAGTTTAGGGGCAAAACGTATACTATTGAATACCTAAACAATATAAACGAAGCAAACGTAGAGCTGGAGATTCAGGCAAAGGAGGTAACACATTAATGGCTAAGTTTGAAATGGAGTTACCAACGGATATACTGGACGATTTTAAAAAGATTTACGATAATGCAGATGAAATATTTGGCGGTATGACAAAAGCAGGCGCAGAGGTTGCCTTATCAAATGTTAAAGCCAATGCACCTGCAGGCTGGAGAGGAAGCGCCATTATGAATAATATAGGGCTTACCAGGACATATAAAACGCCAAGCGATGGGGGAATTAATACAAAGGTCATTATTAGCGGTTATTTTACTAACCGTAACGGCGTTAGAACGCCAGCGCCACTAGTCGCTAACGTGTTTGAGTACGGATCAACTAAATTTTCTAAACAGCCGTTTTTCCGTAAATCTTTTAGGAAAGCCCAGATAGAAAAAGCTATGTTAAAGGCTCAACGGGAATTAAGCGGAGGATTGCTTGATGAATGAATTAATAGAGCTTATTTTTAATGATTTTAAAGTGGGAGGGGTAACAATACCCGTCTCTTTTTTGCGGTACGATGGGAAAGCGACAACGTATATAACATATGAGTTAAACGATATGGATAATTCACTAAGCGGAGACGACGAGCTATTAAACTATGTAGCATACTATGATTTTGATATATATGTAAAAAAGTATTCACAGATTAACTATTTTACAATCGTTGAGAGTGTACGAAGCATTTTAAAACAAAACGGTTTTATTTGGCAGCCCAGCAGATCGTCGGGGGATTTATACGAAGATGATACAGGCTATTTTCATACAACATTAAATTTTGCATATTTAAGGGAGGAAAACTAAATGGCAAAGATAGGTTTAACCAATTTTAGATACTCAATTTTAACGGAAGCGGCAGACGGTACGCCGTCATATGACGGAGCTAAAACACCAGGAAAAGCGGTTAGTTGTAACGTCGAAATATCAAACAATAGCGCTATGTTATACGCTGATGATACTTTAGCGGAAAGTGATACATCATTCCAGAGCGGCACGGTCACAATGGGAATTGATGAGGACGATTTACAGACTATGGCAGCATTACTAGGTCATACAATCACCGAAGAAGGTATAATGACTAGAAACGCAAATGATACAGCTCCTTACGTCGGTTTAGGTCGTGTAGTTACCAAAATGGTAAACGGCGTTTATAAATACAAAGTAGAATTTTTGTATAAAGTCAAATTTTCAGAGCCAAGCGCAGAAAACAGCACTAAAGGCGAAAGCGTAGAATTTGCAACAACTGAAATAGAAGGTACAGTCGCAGCGCTTAAAAATGGTAATTGGTCGGTTGCTAAAACTTTTGATGATAAAGCCGAAGCAATATCATATTTGGAGGGATTAATGGCTAGTGTGTCGCCAGTTGGTACAACGTACACCGTAACATATAACGCTAACGGCGGTACGGGTACTATTTCACCCGAAACAGTTACGGCTGGGGAGTCAGTGTCTTTAAGTGACGGCACAGGACTAACCGCACCAGAAGGCAAAGAGTTTAGCGGTTGGGCTACCACAGCGGCAGCAGAAGAAGCAAACGTAACAAGTCCATATACACCAGTTGCGGATATTACATTATATGCAGTTTGGGTCGATGAACAACAATAATTTAAAGGGGGTGGGTTATATATCCACCCTCTTTTTTAGGATTAGGAGGAAATGAGATGAAAGATGTAAGCGGAGAATTTGAATATAAAGGGAAAAAATACAAAATTGTATTTAACCTAAATGTCATGGAAGCAATACAAGCAGAGTACGGCACAGTCGACAAATGGGGCAAATTATCAGACGGGATAGAATCAGGAGAAATAGACGCAAAAGCCGTTAAATTTGGATATACCGCCATGATAAATGAAGGGATCGACATTGACAACGAAGAAAACGGAACAGAAACCAAACATGTAACATTAAGACAAGTGGGTAGAATGATAACGGATCTTGGGTTAGAGAAAATGACAGAAACCCTAAATAATACAGTGATAGAAAGTACTCAAAGTGGCGAAAAAAACGAGTTATCCACGACGAAGAAGAAATAGATCCAGTCATTGACTTCTCGTGGTTTTATTTTATAGGTAAGTCGAAACACGGCTTGTCTTTTTTAGAGACTGGGAGATTAACATTAACAACATTTAATAAGCTTTATAAGCATTATAAAAATGATTTTGACCTAGAAATAATGTTAAAGAAGTCAAACATCACATACGCAAAAGCTAAAAGGCTAGTACAAAAAAGGGAAGAATGGTTTTAAATCGAGGTGATTAATTATGTCGTTTGGTGGAGCGGTAAAACTAAAGGGCGAGAGCGAATACCGCAGAGCATTACAGCAAATAACACAGAGTCTAAAAGAAGTTACGGCGCAAATGAAAGTAACAACAGCGTCATATAGTAACAACGATAATTCTATGGGTGCATTAAGCGCTAAAAGTACAGATTTAACTAATAAATTAGGGTTGCAAGAGGGCAAATTAGCAGCGCTAAGAAAACAGTATGAATCAATGGGCAAACAATATGCGGATAATACAAACAAACATAATGCCCTCATACAAAAATACGAGGACGAAAAAGCAAAATTAGAATATATAGGTAAAACGCTAGGAACAACATCTAAAGAATACAAGGATCAAAAACAAGTAGTCGAAAATCTAGCGAACGAAGTTAAGAAAAGCACAGTAAACCAGAACGCAAACGCTAAAGCTATGAGTAACATGGGAATTGAAATTAAAAAAGCAGAAGCGGACGTTATAGGCACGAAAAATGCTATTACTGGGCTAGATAGTGCAATGGCAAAAAGCAGCGCAGAAGCTAAAGCTATGAGTAGCGCTTA